GAGCGGTCTGGCGAGATGGCGTTGCTTCTTGGGGCGACGTTCGGGCGATTGCAGGTCGAATTCTTGCATCCGCTGATTACGCGGGCTTACCAGATTTTGCGTCGTCGCGGAGTTGTTCCCGATTTGCCGCTCGATGGGCGGACGCTTGCCATCGAATATAGATCGCCGTTGGCGCGGGCGCAGGCGGGGCAGCACGTCCAGACGATGATGGGGTGGCTGAATACTGCCGGATCATTGGGTGCGGATGCCGTGTCCAGAATCGACCGTGGGGCTGTTCTTGATTATCTCGCCCGAGTCCTCGGTGTTCCTGCATCTTTTTTAATTCCAACAAAATCCGAAATTTCAACATTTGAAGGAGAAAAATAATGACTGATACTTATCTGACTGCCGAGCTCGAAAATGCTGGTGCTGCGGATCGTCCGCAAAATGTTCCAGCAAAATTTTGGGATGCTGAAAAGAAAGAAATCCGCATTGATGCGCTGCTGGGCTCCTATGCTGCTCTGGAAAAGAAATTGTCGGGTATGGTTCCTGAAACCGATCGTGGGAGGATGCTCAAATTGATAGGTGTTCCGGATACTCCTGAAGGGTATCAGGTCAATCTGCCTTGTGATTATCTTGAGGTTGATCCTGATCTTAATGCCCGTCTGCATGGTAAAGGATTTACACCGGAACAGGTGCAGGAAGTTTATGATCTGGCCGCCGAGAAGCTGGTTCCGATGATTTTGCAAATGGCGGCAGAGTTTCAGGCTGAACGCGAGATCGAACGTTTGGTCGAATCTTTCGGCGGTGTTGAAAAATGGCGTGACATCTCCAAACAATTGCAAGAATATGGCGTGCGCTCTTTGCCTCTGCAGGCGTTCGAAGGGATGGCGTGTTCCTATGACGGGGTGATGGCGCTTTACAAGATGATGCAAAGCGAGTCCGGTTCTTCTGTGAAAATTCGTGGCGAGAGTTCTCCATCGGATCCGATGGATGAAAAGTCCCTGCGCAAGATGATGCAGGACCCTAGGTACTGGCGTGATCGCAATTCCGCCTTTATCGAGAAGGTGACGAAGGGTTTTGAGCGTTTGTATGGAGGTAAGTAATTATGCTTGCGATCCGGCGAATTCGCGGGCGTTGAAATCGTCGATGACGTTCTGGAACGTTTTTCGGATGTCGCCGGTCAGCGGTTCGAATTGGAGCGAATAGCTTTCGGCCATTTTGCGGACGACTTTGGCGCGGTGTTTGACGTGGACCAGATGGTCGCGGAGGTGGAATTTCATCTCGACGTCCATTTCCTGTCCGACGCCCAGAGGACGCGGGTCACCGAACACTTTAACTCCGCCCGGACTCCAGTCGAGGATCGGGTGGGCTTTGCCGTCAATAAAGCCGATGCATTGGTCGCAGGATCGGCGCGGATGTGCGCGGCGGGATGTGAATCCGTTGCTACCATCGTCCGAGAGTGTTTTTTTGATTCCAATTGCTGACATAATGTTTTGCAGCATACAGATGCTCCTGTGTTCGTCCAGTAAAAGTTATTTGTATTCGTTCAGTTACTTATAGACACACAGTTACGGAAACGCTTCCTCACATTTCCGTAATTACCAACCGTCTCTAATATAGGGGTATTGTAAAAAAATTACAAGTTTTCGATGCGTTCAGACTGTCGCACCCTTGTGGGCAGGCGGTCTGGATCGTCGCAGAGAACGAAGAGCCTTATCTTCGCCTGCACTTTACATGGTTCCGAATTGGCCGGACTCCGACAACCAAACGGGATTTTTTCCTTTTAAACCAACAAATTAACAAGGAGTAACCATGAGTACCGAACTCAACAAGGCGTTCGTCAAGCAGTTCGAACGCGAAGTCCATGAAGCCTATCAGCGTCAGGGGTCCAAACTGCGCGGTGCGGTCCGTACAATTAACAATGTGAAAGGTTCAAGTGTTGTCTTCCAGAAAGTCGGCAAAGGAACTGCGTCCACCAAGTCCACCCACGGTATGGTTCCGGTGATGAATCTGTCCTATGCCTCGGTCGAATGTGCGTTGCAGGATTATTATGCCGGTGACTGGGTCGACAAATTCGATGAACTGAAAATCAACCATGATGAGCGTCAGGTGATTGCCAATGCTGGTGCCTATGCGCTGGGCCGCAAAACCGACGAGTTGATTATTACAGCTTTGGCGACTGCATCAACCTATAGCATTGCCGATAGTAATACTGGCATGACTCTCGACAAGCTTTTGGGAGCATTTGAATTGCTGGGGGCGGCCAATGTGCCGGATGATGGCGGGCGTTTCGCTGTGATCGGTTGGAAGCAATGGAGTGAAATGCTCAAGATCCCTGAATTCGCTAGCAGTGAATTCGTTGGTCCTGACGAGCTTCCCTATAAAGACACGCAGGCCAAGAAATGGCTCGGCACCACCTGGATTCCTCATTCGGGTTTGCCGATTAACGGTAGTGATATTCGTTCCTGTTTCTGGTTCCACCGTACCGCCATCGGTCATGCATCTGGTTCCGATGTCCAAACTGATGTCAGCTGGCATGGCGACCGTGCAGCGCACTTCGTCAACAATATGATGAGCCAAGGCGCTTCCCTGATTGATCAGGAAGGTGTGGTTATCGTCAATTGTGACGAGACGCCTGACTAGATTTTCTTCGGATTATAGCGGGAATGGCGGCGGGTGATGCCGCCATTTTCGTCTCAAAATCCTTTGAAACTCATTTTCTCAAAATTTATTTTATAGGAGTTTAAGTATGTCTTTACAAAGCAAGGACCTCAGTGTGCTGGCCTATGCCAACAAATTCACTCTGTGGCATTACACGACGTTCGATTCGTCGGTTGTCACCACGGGTTATTTCAACAACGCGGCGTCGATGCTGCGCGTTAACGATCTGATTATCGTGAATATAGATACGGATGGCACACCGTCTACGGTGTTTTATATCGTCACTGCCAACACGGGCTCGTCCGTGACGATAGCGGCCTTTACCGCCTGATCCCTCGCCCTTTGGTCAGGGGGGGCCGCTTTGATGGTCCGTACCGATGGGAGGTGGCCCAAGCTTTCGGGTCACCTCTTTTTTAAGATTTGTTCCAATTAAAAACTGGAAATTTTTAATTGGAAGTCCTCAGATGCCGGACAAGCTTCGGGCAAAGCCCGCCTCGCCTTGCTCGGTGCAATTTTGAATAAGAATTAGAGAGGTTCTTATTCAAAATCACAATTTTTTTGAAAGGTTTTTATCATGGCTTTGTCCGATATTGGTTTATGTTCGCGTGCGCTGGTCAAAATCGGTGCGCATCCGATTGCGTCCTTCTCGGACGGTACGGCCTCCTCTGAGATTGCGGGGCTTTTGTATGATTCCGTTCGTGATGCGGTTTTATCTTCCTATGGGTGGAGTTTTGCTACCGGACAGGTCACGCTGACACGGCTTACAACTGCGCCAGCGGCTGACTATCAATATGCGTATCAATTGCCCAATGATTTCCTGCGTGCGATTTCCGCCGGATATCCTGCGCGCGGGAGGGGGCTTTCCTACCGTATTCAAGGAAGACAGCTTCATATCAATGCCGAAGAGGTGTTGCTCACCTATATTTACCGTCCGGTTGAGGAAACATTTCCGCCCTATTTTGACATGGCGTTGATTGCGCGTCTGGCGGCTGAGTTTTGTATTCCATTGACTGAAAATGTATCGCGGTCTGAAGTTTTATCCAAACTTGCCGAACAGGAATTTACCCGTGCGCGCCAGATCGACGCGCAGCAGGATAGTCCAAACCGGATCGAGAGTTTTTCCTTAATTGATGCGAGGGAGTAATCGTGAAAACCATTCAGATCAAAACAACGTTTACGGCCGGTGAAGTGTCTTCGGATCTGCTCGGGCGTGGGGATTTGCGTGCTTATGAGAACGGGGCGCTGAAACTCCGTAACGTCTTTATCCAGCCGACAGGAGGGATAAAGCGTCGTTCTGGGCTGCGGTATATTGATACGGCTGCCGGTGCGGGGCGTCTGATTTCGTTCGAGTTTAATACCGAGCAGACTTATTTGTTGGTTTTAACCGATCTCCAGATTGCGGTTTATGCGAATGGAGTGTTGCAAACAATGCTGGTTTCGCCATGGGCAGAAGCGGATCTGGCACAACTTGCCTGGACGCAATCAGCTGATACGCTTCTTCTGGTCCATCCTGACTATCCGCCCAAGAAACTGACGCGTAGCGGTGGTGGAGTATGGGCGTTGGTCGACTGGGTGTTCTATTCCGAGACTAATCGTATTCACCAGCCAATGTATAAGTTTGCGGATAGCGCCATTACCGTTACGCCGAGTGGAACCGGCGGGACCATTACATTGACGGCGTCTGCCTCAGTATTCGAGGCCGGTCATGCGGGGACACGCTTGCGGGTTGGAAATAAGGAAGTTCAGGTCACTTCGGTTGATTCACCAACAGTTGTTACGGTTTCAGTTAAAGAAACTCTAGGTTCTACGTCGGCGACGGTGGATTGGGAAGAGCAGTCTTTTTCCCCCGTGCACGGTTATCCGGTGACTGTGGCGTTCCATCAGGATCGTTTGGTGATCGGCGGTTCGCAGGATTTGCCGAACCGATTGTGGTTTTCTCAATCGGGCGATTTGTTCAATTTCGATTTGGGGACAGGACTGGATGCCGAGGCGATCGAGTTTGGGATTTTTTCGGATCAGGTCAATGCCATTCGCGGTGTGTTTTCGGGGAGACATCTGCAAGTATTTACAAGTGGTGCGGAATGGATGGTCACGGGTGATCCGCTCACTCCGTCTACCGTCCAGATTAAACGCCAGACGCGGGTCGGGTCGCGGGTTGATCGCTATATTGCGCCTTTGGATGTTGACGGGGCAACGTTGTTTGTGGCGCGTAACGGTCAGGAGCTTCGCGAGTTTGTTTATACAGATGTCGAGCAAGCTTATCAGTCAACCGATCTGGCACTCTTGTCGAAACATATTATTACCACGCCTGCTGATCAGGATTTTGATCAAAAGCGGCGCTTGTTGTTTCTGGTTCGTGAGGACGGGAAATTTGCAACGCTCACGGTGTTCCGAGCCGAGGAGGTGGCGGCATGGACTCTCCATGAGACGGCGGGCTCGATGCTCTCCGTCTGTGTTGCGGGTGATGTCGTCTATTTTCTAATCAACCGTGACGGGGCTTACCTGATTGAGCAGATCGATGACGATCTTCATCTTGATTCTGCGTTAGCCGGAGAGAGCGGGACGCCTGCCAATGAGTGGAGTGGGCTTGGACATCTGGAAGGGAAAACCGTATCTGTCGTGGCCGATGGTCGTGTGCAGGCCGCTGAAATCGTAAGCAGTGGAGTGGTGACGCTTGATGGTGCGTATAGCACTGTCCAGATCGGGTTGCCTTATACCCATTTGATCGAGCCTTTGCCTCCTGCCAATACGACAGATATCGGAGCCGCGCGGGCGGTCCGTCTGGTCGAGGCCACGTTCCGTCTTAAAGAGACGGCGGCGTTACAACTCAATGTCGGGCGCGGGTTAAAAGATGTTTCGCTTCGTCAGTTGGGTGATGATGAAATTCTCGATGCGCCCGCGCCGCTTGTGTCGGGCGATATCCGCGTTCAGGCCTATGGATGGTCTTATGATACCAGCAAGCCTCTGTGGGTGATTGAACAGAGTTTGCCGTTACCGTTTGCACTGTTGTCGGTGCAAATGAGTGTGATGGCTAATAGTTAGAAATTTCAAAAGGAGACGAATAT